TGTCAAGGTCCTCGAAACGATTGTCGATGGAGATGCGAACCCCCGATGGTCCCTCATAGTCGTCGGAGCTTTCCGCGACAGCGTTTTCCGGTGACATCCCCGGCACGAAGCCGAACGATTTGCGCACGCATTGCACAAGCAGTGTAAACCCGTCCGCCTCGTTCGGCGACTTGCCCGCGTTGCGCGCCTTGTAGTCTGGCTTGGTTTCCACGCGAGCCCGTTTTCCCTGCATTCGGAACCGTCGTCCCGTAAGCTGGGCGAAAAGGTCGTCCGTCGACATCTTTGGGTCGATGTAACAGAACCCGAACTCGATGAACTTCCGCAGCGCGAACCAAAGCTCGCTATCGACGCGGAGATATAGTTCCTTGGCGGTGTCGTGGTCCTCGACCATGATTCTCGTTTCACTCGCGCCCTCGGAGTAGTTCACCCCGATAACCTCGCCCCATTCAAAGCGGAGAAGGTCAAATACGCCTTGCCCGTTGCCGGTCCGGTCGACGCAAAGATGGTGTGGTCGGATGCCGAACGATTGCCCGACGCGTCGGACTTCGTTCTTCATTGCGACGGTGTCGCCGCTAGGGAGCTTGAGCAAAACCTCGGCTAAAAGAATCGAACGTGGACGTTTTCGTCTCAAATGGTCCTCGAACATGACCGTCTGCCCGTTCGGGTGCGCAAGGGACGGAGGAAACATGAGCCCCGTGGCCTGCCCGAAAGTTCCTTTGAAGAACACTGCGGCATCCGTGCCTTCGAGTGCGAGGTCGACCGCACCGACGGGGGTGGGTTCGTCATACCAAATGGGCTCGGCTTTCAGATTCAGAACCATCCCAGTTGGGATGATGCTGAGCGTCGTGCCGGTGGGCGGAAAACAGCCGCGGCACATGGTCCAATACCCTGCGGAGTCCATGCCGCCGGAGTTCCGGATGATTGTCTCGAAGCCTTTGAGAGTTTGAAGACCGGGGAAGATGACTTTCTTCTGGACGACGTTCTCGCACTTCGCGGCATCCAGCCGAACAATCCGCCAGCCGCGCTTCGAGGTCCAGTCGTAGTCCTCGTCGGGGTCGAAGTTGCCCCAGCCCTTCTCGGGCTCACAGCGCAATCCAACCTCGTCAGCTTGGTCCGCGGGGTTGAACGCACCCATGATTTTCAGCGTGTGCGAATCGTCCATCGCCGTGATGACGTTGTCGATGTCGCTCCAGATACCGGCAGGGATGTTCGCGATTTCGTCCAGGAAGACGAACATACGCGTTGTCGGGCCGAAAACTCGGTGCCGCTTCTTGCGGTTGACGCGCTTCACACCTTGCAGACGGGCGGAGCCAGACCTGCCGATGGGAATCACGACGCCACTGATTGCGCCCTTGCGCGATTTCGGGTCGAGCCCAATGAAAAGGTCTGCGGTCTTTCCGGGTAGTGGAATCGTCGACGACCGGTGCAGCGTGATGAGATGCGTGAAGAGGTTTTCTCGAAGATGGTCCTCGCTGGGTCCGCCGACCTTCACGTGCGTGAATTCCGGGTCTCGCACCCACTCCAGGAAGAGACGGACACCGATGGAATACGATTTCGACATCGAGCCCGCTCCCATGTAGAGCACCAAGTCGGCCTCTTCGAATCCTTTCCACACGCGTTTGGTGGAGTCGGGTCGCGAATCAAACAGAGTCGGCCCCCAAAGAAGCTGCGCCGCCTCTTCGTAGCCGTCGTTCTCCAAACACCAGTGAAGGAGTGTTGAGAGTATAGTGGTAGCCTGTTCCTTCGTCTCGACGGGCGGGAGCGTGCCGGTCTGTTCCTTGACGAAGCTCGCGTAAACACGGGCCGCGCCGAAGTAGTCGTCGGAGTGTAGCCGTTCGGAGACGGAGTTGACGAGACGTTTCTGTTTCGAGTTCGGGGCGAGCATTAAAGAAGCCCCAGCCGTTGGAAAAGCTGGCGGGGAGTTTGGTGTCCGCCCCATTCTGAAGCGTAGGTGTGCGGGCGGTCGAAGCCGCCGTGCGACCACGAGCCGATGAGACGAGGAGGGAGAAGCCCGGTAGTGCTCGCGTTTCGCCAATGATAGCGGTCGCCAAAATAACGGTGTGCCACGCTTCCGAGAGTTTCGAATTCGCAGAAGGACTGCGGGAATTCGTTGCGGCAGGAGAAGACGTAATCCTCGAACGGCATTCCGTGTCGCTTCGCGATTATATCTCGCGTGCGTAGATACGTTTCCTTCCGGTGGAGCAGCGGCCAATCAATCATCGTCGCGCGTTTCGCGGGCCAGCCGAGCGCGAAGTCCGCGCAAAATTTCCAGGAGTATCGACCGCGGAAGAAGTCCATACGCGTCCCCTCGCAACCCATGAAGGTGGTCATCTCGTTCGGTTTCTCCGGCGTGGTCAACAGCTCGGAGAAGTCGTGGTAACAGATGATGGGTTTGCCCTGCTCGAAGTATTGCTCCGGTCGGGCCTCCATCGCGAAGACAATGTCTGCATCGATGTGGAAGACGAAGTCGGCGGAAGGAAAATGCAGGTCGCTGTAGCAAACCATGATTTCATGGTGCAGCATCCCCTTTGTCGGGTGCTGGTCGAACCCGACGAGATGAATCCCGGCAGCGTCGCACGCAGGCTTGAAAAGTTCAACGTCCGGGTTGGGGACGATGCACTTCGCGACCGCGAATGCTTTGCCCCAGCGCGCGTAGCTGCGAGCAGAAACCTCGAACCACGGAAAATCCTTCCCGTGCGTGACCCAGAGAAGTCCAGTTTTCACCAGTGGCAAACCCAATCGAACTTCGGCGCATTGCGCTCCCCGACCAGACGCATCTGGCCGCCGAGCGATTTGAGCTTGGCTTCGAGTTTCTCGTGACTTGAGCCGCGTGCGCGCAGGGCGCTATCGAACGACTCGATGAGGATGACCGGACGAAAAGCTTTGATGATTTTCTCTGCGCCGTTGAGAACCCATTCCTCGCAGCCCTCCACGTCAATCTTCAACAGGTCGACCCGACCGAGCTGCAAATCATCCAAGCGAACCGTGCGTTCGCTCGGATTATTCATCGAGACGGAGCGCATGCCGTGGTTCGTTCCCGGGTGTTCGTGGACGAGGCTAATCATTCGACCGTCACCAGCCGCGGCGTGAATGTTGTGGGACTCAGGCGAATTGTAGCACAGGCAGACGAACGAATCGAAGAAGGGTTCGATTGCCCACGTGTCGAGCCCGTGCGCGACGAACTGCGAAGCGTGGTCGCCGATGAACGAGCCGCAATCAATCGCGACTTGCTTTCCGGCGGGACGGTTCGCGAGCAGCGGAACGAAGTCGGCGGAAAAATCTTCGTGTGGGAAAATCTTGAATCGCTCGTTGCAAGACCAGATGTCATCATCGGCGGCAGGCGCGATGTGTTTTCCGTCGGGCAGGATTCGGAGTCGGGCGGGGGTATTGGGGGGATGGTTCCGTAGGCTGTGCATGATTATTGTTCGCGCATGTAGCGTGCGCAATTCGGGTTCGGGCAATAGGCCGCGGATGAGGACTCGCCGAGCGATTCGTTACACTCAGCACATCGACGGACCGAGATTTGGGGGAACATGCCAGAGCGATGCTTCGCCATTTGCAGCGGGCATGATGTGTTCGGGCAAGTCGCCGTCTCGGGGGTTGTCCCCCGCATGATGCATCCGCAATGCGGACACAACTGGTTGTCGAAGAAATGCACGTTCATGGGGAAAGTAAGCGGGGGTGTTTAGCAGCTCTGACGCGGCTGAGCGCGGACTTCGGTATCAGTCACACCGTTGAAGTTAGCCTGGGCAACCCCGCTTCGCCGTCTGTTATCCTCACGTAAACATGAGTGAATCGGCCAGGGCCCGGTCCCTTCAAAAATTGGTGCAAGGGGCTGGACTCGCACCAGCTCACGTCTCTTAGATACTCACGAGCCGTTGCAACGGCTGCTTTCAGCGTGGTCAGACCCCCTAGGAGAATCTGCACATGTGTCCACATGTTTCCCGAGCATAAATTGACGGGTTCTTTCGGGACCCCACACGCCGGATTTTTACCGGAACAACGGAAGCACCGTTGTTTGCTTTTGGCTTCACGGTTCTGGAGTATCTCCGCCCCATCCGCCGTCGCGGGCTGCCTTGCGTTCCAAATTGTAAGGGTGCCAGTCTATATGTTCCTGCCGTGATGCCGGTCCTCTAATTACCGGAACACCCCTCTCGGTCATGGGAAGTAGCGAACTCCAAACGACCGTTTGTCGAGCTGGTGCGGGGCCATGCGTCCTTTCGGGTGCAGGACATCTGCAACTTCGCGAAACCCCGTCTCGACGGCGAGCCTTTTTCCCATAAAGCGATGCTCAGCGCGGGTTCCAGACGAAGGGACTCGAACCCTTCAAACCTCCCGGTTAGATTCCGGTCGCTCTTACCAGATGAGCTATGCCTGAAATTGGTGGACCGTATCGCGGCCCGTGCGTCCGACTTTAACGGAAGGTTGAAGTTCGTTCAACCCTATTCGAGTTGCAACTCGAAATTGGTGGACCCGATAGGAATCGAACCTACCACAGTCTCCTTGCAAGGGAGTCTCGCCTCCGAGGAACATGCGAGCCCAAAAAGTGGAGGCATCTCACCTAACCTTGAACGTTTCCTTACTCACCGGGGTAATGCCCCGATGGCTTGAACCACTAGGATGCAACGTCTAAGCAAACAGATGTTTGACCCGAGGTCAATTGGTTGCGGCGGGTTGGAGTCGAACCAACGGAGGTCAGCTTATGAGACTGACTTGAATCCCATTCTCCCCGCAAATCTTTCAAAGAGCTTCCCCAAGATAGAGCTTGGGGATGATTTTGTCAACCGTTCAAGGGTTGACGACCTGCACCGTGATGGTGCCGGGCGCGGTCGGAATATCCGGCCCCTCGGCAATCGGACCCATCGGTCCGTCACCGACGAAGTTCACGGCGCGAACCTGCCACCGATAGTGGCCGGGCGCGGGGTTCAGGATTTGCAACGCGGGCGTGGTAACGTCCGCTTTGAAGTTGAACGGTCCGAGATTAACGGACTCGAACACTTGATACTTCAGGATTCCTTCGCTGGCTGCGTTAGCAGGCCAGGACAGGTTGATGGTAGTTGGCATACGTGCTCCAATATGGCCAACCGAAACGCGGTGTCAATTCTTGTCCGGGACAAGGGGTTTCATCGGGCGGCAGAGCTTTTGGAAGCACTTGCCGATGCTCGACATTTTTTTGAACCCGCCCGCGAAATACGCCTTGCCATCTTCGCCACGAAGGCAGACGAGGACTTGACCGGCGCTAAATACCTCGTCGCACACTCGTAGGTGTCGCGCGCCAGACACCCCGCAATCGAGCGCGCGAGAGCGTCGAGCCTCTTTGCTGTCCATCTCCACCTCGGCATAGACAATTTCCTTCAAAAGGAAAGGAAGGGCGGAAGGTCGCGCGTGGTTGTGATGAAAAACCACTTCCACGCATACAGCGTCAGATACCCCCAGACGACGAGGACGGCTGCGGCTCCGATACCGATGAGAGCTTTCTTCCAGGGGTTCACGAAAAAAGGTCCTTGAGCGGCACAATCGCGCTTGGGTGGCTACGGAGAATTTTGTTTGACAGCATCTCCACCGACGCCAGCTCTTGGTTGTCGAAGATGTGGACGCCACCCTCTCCAGACTTCACGAACGGGTGAACCGTTCTTTTCGGGGACAGCACGAGGATGATGCACTCATCCCTGAAGCCGGATTGCTTCGACGTAGTAGCGACCGCCGCAGCTTTTGCATTCGAGGTCGAGGTGGACGGGTTTGCACTGTTCGCAACCGGCGTGGACGACGGCATCGGCTGCTGTTTTGGGTTTTCCATATGATTCACACTTGGGATTCGGGCAGAACGTGTCGGAGGTCGACAAGAATCTGGTTGGGGTTTGGCTTGTCGCCGTAGGCGACAGCGTGAAAACGGCGGGAGTAGCGCGCATAGATTGACTCGACGGAGGACTTGTGCCAGTAGAGTTTTCCAGCGGGGGTCGGTGTTTTTGTTTGGGATAACCATTGAGCGATTTCTTTGAACGTTAGACCGCGGGTTCGCATCTCGTAGACGGACTGGCAAACCTCCGCTCCCTTGGCGTCGCGCAGCTCATAGGGCTTGGGACCCTCGCACCGCTCACCCCGTTGCCGCTTGCGGTCACGCGCGGCCCGTAGCTTCCGAACGAGGTTCGACTTGTCGTATTGCGCCACCGCACCGAGAATCTGCCGGATGAAAACCCGGCTCGGTTCGTCCGACGTGGTCAGGTCCATATCTCCCGCCGCGCTGTGGACAGTGAAGCCACGCTCGCGCATATCCTGAACAATCAGCTCGGACACGATGAGGTCACGGGCGAGTCGCTCCGCGCTTTCGACCACGAAGGTCATTGAGGTCGCGGGCCCCATCACAGAAACCATCTCCGCCATCTGCTTCCGGTCTTCGAGTTCGTTGGTGCCGGACACACCGCCGTCCTTGAATTCGCGCAGGACCGTCCAGCCCTTCTTTGCGCAGAGTTCAGCAATCGCGGAGCGTTGCCGCGGGAACCCGTCGCCGTCGACCTGTCCCCTTCCGCTTACGCGTAAATAAGAGAAAACTTTCATGTTCGGGCAATAGTCCGCAGGAAGCGGTTGTGCGGAAAATAGTCCATCGGGGGCGGTTTGTCAATTCTGGTTCCACGTGATTTTCGTGGTCACGCCAAGCCCGTCTGGCATCAGCGTGTGCTCGACGTTGAAGTTTCTTCCCTTGTCGAACGCCGCGGTGATGGTGACGAGAAGAAGGTTCCGCAGGTCGTCGAGAAGTTCCGAGGCGAAAAATGGACGCCCGAAAACAACGCGCGGTTCGGTGAACAGTTCGAAGCGGGTCACCGCGTCTACGAATGGTCGCGGTCGAGGGCTCTCAATCGCGAGTTGAAGCGCGGACTCAAGCTTTTGCGCTTGGGCGTTGGATACCGAACCGACCACGAGACGGAGCAACTCCGCGTTCCAAGCCGTGGTCTTCGCGTTCTGTGATTGGCGCATGGATGCCGCCGTGACTTTGGTAGGTCTTGCCATGCCCTAAGAAGGATTTCGCCGGGCGTTTGTCAAGCTTCGCCATTGGACAAGAAAATCGGCACGCATCTTCTCGGAGTCCTTCTTCCACCGGTCGCTGTCGATGGTGAAAGTTCCGACCTTGAGGCCCGGCTCGGCGAAGAGGTCAACCTCGTGCCCGCCCGCAAGCAGCACGGTGAACCGCTGTGTCATCGTCTCGGTGCAAGCGTGAACCGAAGACACGGCAACCACTTTCGCCGGGTCGATGATGTAATCACCACAGACAATGAAAGTGTCGCGAATCGGCAGAGAGGTATCCGCAAAAACGGGATTGTCAGCCATAGTCTCAAGATTTCTTCAGGAGTTTTCGGAGCTGCGTGTAAACACCGTTGTTCGCCATGTCCGTAAGGATTCGGATATGGAGCGTGAACCACGCGGGCGAATGATTCTGATGGGGAAGATGCGCAAGCTCGTGCGCCATTGTGTCGATGAGATGATAGGGCTCGAACAGTTCGCCGAACCGGTTGCGAAGCGCGATGCGAATGATGCCACGCTTCGAGCACGACGCAACATACGTTCCGACCCACTTCTTCTTGAAGGGCCGAACATCCGGCGGTTTCAGCCCGTGCGCGGAAGCATAAACGCGCAGCGTATTGCAAACAAAAACCCAGAGGGCGAGTTCTTTTCTCTTCATGGCACCACGAGCGGAAAAGTGAATGGTTTCATCTGGCCGGTGCGGTCATATTCGTCGATGGCTTCCGCCACGTTCGCGGGCGGGTCGATGCAAAAGGGGTCGGAGCCGACGCGAAATTCAATGCGGTTGTCGGAGACGCAGACCGTCTCGACCGCGTCAATCTGGTCGAGCAGCGCGAGGGCCACGGGGCATCGCCACGCGTTGCAGTGCTCGCCCTTGTCGATGTGCTTCTGCTCG